ATGTTGGCTATGTCTATCCTATCTGATGCACAACATGTTATGTCGTATGACCAAAAACAAGCCCAGCATCTTATCAATCGTGCCAAGTATGTCATTAGACATATTAAGTCCAATGTTGGACTAACCCCGACTACTAACACACAACTAACCAACTAAAGGAGATATTATTATGACAATCAAAACTGTAACATTTCACCAGCGTTCAACAGGCAAGACAGGACAAGTGCTTGCATCACCAGAGATTGAGCGTAAGCTGGCTAAAGTAGAAACCTTATATGCACAGTATCATGGCGTGAAGCTAGGTCGTGTTAAGTTTTACAACCTTGCACTTGAGGCTGCACGACACGCTAAGAAAGACTGTGGCGGGTACTTACAGTACACTACAGAGGCCATTGCTGGCATCTTCCTTGACCATATGCACAAGCAATTAGGTGCAGCGGTCAGACGTAAGAACCGTGAGGGTATAATCTCTATTGAGATTGGCGGCTACACTGTCAGCAATCTGCGTGAACTAGCACGGCAAGGTCGTGGCAAAGCTAAGTTGCCAGTGCATCCTCGCTCTGGTAAGCGTATCCTTACACCCCGAACTCAAGAGGTAGCATAATGTATTGGGAAGTTGGTATTAAAATGGATGGGATTAGTGGTGTGTACGATGTACACCCACAGCCCTTGGAGCAGCCTATCTGGAACCATGCGGTAGAACATGCACTCGACATGGCACAAGCAATGTATCCAGACAAGCATGTAGAACTAGAGTTTGTGAAGGAGTTTGACAGTGAGTAACACACCTAATGAAGCAATCATGGAGCGTTTGTATGATGAGGCGTATGAGGAGTTGCGGATAAAGTACGAGGATGAATACGCCTTGCACAGTGCCGCAGTAGACTTAGCCAAGAAACGCTTTGAGTTTGACTATGCTTGACTGCAACACAATCCTATGCCTACAAAACCAGATGCCTGATGTGGGCATGGATGACCTGCTTGTCATTGGGTATCTGGTAGGTGGCTTGGGTATAATTATATACCTAGTAATGGATGCACTGAAGGAGAAATGATATGTCACCTAGCTGGCAACCAACCGAAGCAACATGGTCTACAGCCAAGCTATATCGCTGTGACCTATATGATACACGCTATCCAGTATCAGGCACACGCCTTGTATGGGTAGTGGTAGGCCGTAAGTGGGTACGCCTTTGCACACCTATACAGCATAGCAAGTGGCGTATCAGGCGTGAGGAGTGGGATAAGATACCACATGAATTATTTGTAAAGGATGAAGATGATGACTGATGATTATGAAGCTATCAGAGAATATGTGCTTGACCATTATGAACATTTTGGTGCATACCCAATGGAAGTTGAAACCGATACCCAAGTATATACATTTGACCAGTATTGGGCTATCTTAGATAAGGAGATTGACGATGCCTAAGTACGAAGTAACCCGAAGCTATTCCGTGTCCAGCGTTGCCACTGTTGAGGCTGATTCACATGAACATGCAGAGGAAATAGCCCTTCACGATGCTGATGTATACTGGAAGGAATATGATGGTGACTATGATGCAGAGATTACAGTAGAGGAGATTGACGATGTTTGACCCAGATAAATCATATAGCGTATTGGTATGGGATATGCCTGTAGCTGTATGGGATGACGATGCGGATGATTACATTCGCAATGAGGATGGCAGTGTAAAACTGTTTGAGATACCTAACTACGACTACTCATACATCTGTGATGGCATAGAAGTAGACGAACTATGGGAGATTGACGCATGAACTGCTGGCACTGTAAAGATACAGAACTAATCTGGGGCAATGACCATGACATCAACGCTGATGACCATCGTGGTGATGAGTTTAGCATGGTCACGATACTGACTTGCCCTAAGTGTGATAGCATGGTAGAAGTGTTCTACCCTGTAGAATGGTAAAGGAGACAAACAATGATGACACTAAAACTACCATACACACAAGTGAACGCCATACTGGTAGCACTTGACGCAGAGATTGAGATGCAGTTAGGTGGCAGACCTGTTGATTGGGAATCATTCCCAGAGGTTGCCGCATTGCTGATGGCTTATTATACAACACGTTGTAAATTTGAAGAGGATGATTATAATGAACAGTAATGAAATCAAAGGGATACAGTTATCCCAAGCAGTTAAGTGGAGTGGGCAGGACATCTTTGAGGTAGCGTCTGCTGCCTTTGAGGATGCCAACTACCACAGTTTTAACGAGGTATTCCATGCCGCATGGACTGAGTTCCAGAAGGAGTTAGAAGATGGCTAAAAAGCTAGAGAACATGACACAAGATGAACGCATTGCTTATTGGGCAGCGCAGCGTGAGAAGGAACGTATCCAACGCCGTGACCGTATAGCCAAGCTGTCTCTTGACCAGCGGGTTGCTGTCATCAATGTTTATCAGATGCTAGATGAAATGCTAGACACTGCCCTGTATCCTGACATGGGTGGTATCAAAGCTATTACCGCTTATGACTTGCAGGAATTGTCCGATGCAAAGGACAGGCTGCGCCATGAGTTTAACTTTGACATCCGTGAACACGGTTGACATCTTATGTAATAAGGAGTATAACTATGGACTTGTTGTTATGGATTACCATACTACCACTAATACTAATCATATTATAAAGGAGAATACCTATGTTAGAATATATCCCTGAGAACTTAGACTTTGACGTAACCTTTGAGCCTACTCGTGTAGCTGACAAGAAGTATGTCATTGACAATAACACTGGCGAACCTATCGCTATCGTTGGCAAGGACTTCAACTGTGTATCACATGGTGACTTTTTCCGTGATGTAATGGATGCTGTCACGAATCACCTGACTGATGATGAGTATGCTGATGCTAATATTGTGTGGCGTGATGCTCATCAAAACGGCTGGGCTATGATGGACATGACTCTGCCTAACATGAAGCATAAGATTGTCACACCAAAGCATGAGACTGAGATTGCACAACGCATCATAGCATTGCATGGTGTTGATGGCACATGCTCTAACACTGTACTGTTTGGGGCTATCGACTTCTTCTGCACCAATGGCATGGTGCGAGGTGAGCATGACAAGGTACGCCGTAAGAACACTAGCGGATTCAGCCTTGATAGGTTCATTCAAAAGCTGGGCAAAGCTAACGATGATTTCACTGACTATCACAAGCAGATACAAGCATGGGCTAACAAGAGCCTGTATGTAGGTGATGTGAAAGCTATGCTTGAATCACTTGACAAGGGCAAGGCTGAAGGGTTGTTCCAATTATACAACCAAGAGGCTGGTGTGCGTGGTAACAATGCCTTTGCTTTGTACTCTGCCTTCACAAACTATGCAAGCTATGCTGATGAGCGTAACGGTTTCAAGTTGCGTAAGACTGGTAAAGATACAGCCGCAAAGAATATGTGGGAGCGTGAAGAGAAGGTGTCACGTTGGATTGAAAGCAAGCAGTTCAATGAGTTGTTAGCAGCATGACAGATATAAATGATGATGATGAGGATGTTTGCGTTGAGTTTACCAAGTACACTATAGAGTTTCGTCCTTGGTCTGTAGATGGTATGGTACATGCAGAAGTCGTAGCAGAAACCATAGATGACGCAAAGAAAAAGTTCCTATCCATGTTAGCGGGTGCTTGTATACCAAGTTATTATAACTTAACAGGCAGTGGCAAACTCAAGGTAATAAAAGAACAAGTCTATGAAGAAGATAGGCACGTTGTTTGTTACAGCTATCCTAACTGTGATGAAGCACCCGCTGGGTGTGTTGTCAGAAATGGCGAGGATGCAGAAGCCTATGGACACAGAGATTAGGAGAGCGTTATGAAGACAGTACAGCAATTGGTTGACAAGTACTATACATCCAATGATTTCAGTATGTTACGCGACAGAACTAAACAAGACTATAAGTATTTCTTGAGTGTAATGTGTAAAGAATTTGGTGATGTAAAGTACACTGAGTTGACAAGCAAGCAAGCTAAACACGCTTACGAAGATTGGGTTGCGCGGGGCATCAGCCTCGCCAATCACATCTGTACTGTGTCATCCATCGTGTATCGCTACGCCATTGACATGGAGTATGCAACGGTCAACCCCTTTGCCAGTGTCAAGCGTAAGACACCACCACAACGCAAGGTGGTGTGGACTGAGGATGATGTGCGTCAATTCCTTGACACTGCATACAGTACGTTTGAATGGCGTAGCATTGGCCTGATAGTACACATGGCATACGAATGGTGTCAGCGACTAGGTGACATGCGCTTGCTTACATGGGATAACTTTGACTTTGCCAATAGGAAACTATTCCTTGAGCAATCTAAGCGTAGGTCACAGGTAACATTGCCTATCGAAGATGACCTATATGACATGCTGATACATCAGGAGCAGGACTTTGGCTTTCAACAGTACGTTGTTCCTCGTACAATGCCCGTACAGGGGCAGTACCACCCTTATAGCTTGGAGAGACTGTCTAAAGCTGGAAGGGCTGTCATGCGCGAAGCTGGGCTGTCTGATGAACTGAGACTGTCTGACTTACGAAGGACAGGTACAACACAGATGGTTGAAGCTGGTGTCCCTATGGGACAAATCATGTCGGTTACAGGACATAGTAACCCACAGTCAGTAAAACCATACATGAAAAATACATATGCCTCTGCAAATAATGCGTTGACAACTCGTAAGTCTCATGGTAAAAGCACTTAACTGCCGCAGAGAAAGTGATATAGTTATGAACATATATAATATAGTAAGTGAATTAGATATACCTAATGGTCATACTAAGAGAATGGCTTGTCCTAACTGTGGCAAGCGTACCTTTACTGTGACTAACAACATGGGTAGCTTGGTATGGAACTGCTATCGTATGTCATGTGGTGTCAAGGGTGGCACTCGTGTTCACATGACGGTAGAGGACATCAGGGCTGGCATGGGTAATGCACAGGATTTTGCCAATGATGTTATACCCTTTGAGTTACCTACCTACATCATACCCCATCGTGACAATGTGTACATGAACAGGTGGTGTGATGAGTGGGGATTGGATATAGATGAATTAGGTTTGTTGTATGATGTAAAGGAAAGCCGTGTGGTATTCCCTGTCATGCAAGAAGGTAAGATGGTAGATGGTACAGGCAGGTCATTGTCTGAGCATCGTCTACCTAAATGGAAACGATATGGAAAAAGTGGCTTGCCTTACACCGCTGGGTGTGGTAAAGTCGCAGTTGTTGTTGAGGACTGTGTGAGTGCAGCCGTTGTTGGTTACGGTAACTTTGTCGGGGTTGCGCTTCTTGGAACAAGTTTGCAAGAGTCGCATAAAAGGTATCTTGCACAGTTCTCAACAGCCGTAATAGCGTTAGACCCCGATGCGCTACCCAAGACTTTGCAGATGGCAAAGGAACTACGTGGATACGTGAACGATGTTCGTGTCCTACGTTTGACTGATGACTTGAAATATCGTAACCCCGAAGATATGGAGAAGCTAAATGGAATTATCACTGATTAGAAGTTTAATGGACAAAGGGTTCTACGATGACCATCGTGGTTCCAAGTGTCCTGACCGCTTGTTCAGTAGTGACGTGCGAAAGATTAAGAAAGCTATCGACACAGCTATGGACAAGTATGAGCGTACCGTATCGCCAGATGAGATTGAGGCATTGTTTATGTCTGACAATCCTTCTCTGACTACGGCACAGAAAGCCTCATACAGTAGCCTGTTTGCACAGGTGAAGCGTGAGCAGCCTATGGGTAGTGACATAGCACAAGAGGTGCTGTCCAAACTATTCCAGCAGGTGATTGGAGAAGACGTTGCGAATATCGGATTCGATATGGTCAACGGTGATGCTTCTACATTAGAGGCATTGCGTAACTTACTTGAGAGATACGGTGATGACTTCATCCCTAACCTTAATATCGAATGGGATGATATCACTATCGAAACTCTCATGGCTAAAGCTGAGTTGGAAGCTAAGTGGGCATTCAACATACCATCAGTCACCCGCAAGATAGAAGGTGTGTCAGGTGGTCAGCTTATCGAAGTAGGTGCTAGACCTAACACTGGTAAGACATCCTTCCATGCCAGCTTGATTGCTGCGCCGGGTGGGTTTGCCTCACAGGGTGCTAAGTGTATCATCCTATGTAACGAAGAGCCTACACACCGTGTCGGTGCTAGATACCTAACAGCAGCGGCTGGAATGACAGCACGAGAGGTGCGAGATGACATGACTAAGGCCAAGCACATGTACGAACCTGTGATGAACAACATCAAGATTAAAGATGCAGGTGGTAGAGACATGGCATGGGTTGAGTCTGTATGTAAATCATTCAAGCCTGACATTCTAGTACTAGACATGGGTGATAAGTTTGGTGTGGCAGGTAACTATGCCAGACCAGACGAAGCACTGAAGGCTTG